AATGCTGCAGTATCTCCACGGACTACCGTCCATGTTACTTGTGGTGGGGCGTTACCAACGCTATACCCTGAGTTTCTTGTGGCCATAAAGTAATTATACCATATACTTTTAGAGAATTAGGTGGTATAATTGTAGGAATAAACGACGGCACCCCTAAAAAGGTGCTTTTCCTTTTAGGGGGATAAAAATGGTAATTAGCAATAATAAAGTTTTAAGAACAGCAGGACTCACAGGAATTATTCTTCTTGGAATGACAGAATGTGCAATGATTGGAGATCTGTCCGCTGTTGCAGATACCCCAAAAACACAAACACTAAATGTTCCCACTACCTCAATGGATATTATTGAAATAGTAATAGAATCTAAGCGATTTATGAGAGCTATGCCAGAAATTGTTGAAGTAGCCCCATGGCTTAAGCCAGAGATGCAGTCAATTATGCTATCCGACTCTGAGCTTATCTCAGTACTAAAGCAGGCTGGTTTTTCTGGTAACGGTTTACGAATGGCTTGGGCCATTGTAAGGGCAGAGTCTACATCTAGAGTATATGCTCACAATAGAAACAGAAATACTGGAGATAACTCTTATGGTCTTTTTCAAATCAACATGATTGATGGCCTTGGCCCAGCTAGACTTGAAAAATATGGTCTAGAAAAAAATGAAGACTTGTTTACCCCATTAGTAAATGCTCAAGTTGCTTTTAAGATTTCTGCTGGTGGAACCAATTGGGGTGCTTGGACAACACATAAAAAAGCACAATCAAATGTTTCTAGCTTTCCTGGCTAGATTAAATATCTTCCCAGGTACTGCCGTTAAATCTTTTTGCAACTGTTAGGTCTGTCCACGAGCTACCATCATACCTTTTATAAATTGTAATTGGTGTTGAGCTAGAAGATCCAGTCATTCTGTTACCACCATTCAACAATGCTGAGTCAACAGTAATCGTAAATGTTTTCTGTGCAGTATCTACCGAGTTTGATGCATAAATTGTAAAGGTAGAAACTCCTGGTGAAGTTGGTGTTCCATATACCCTCCCATTACTAAAATACATACCTGCTGGCAATACTCCAGAATAGGACCATGATGTGACATTTGATGCAGATACGGAGTCATCATAAAACACTCCTACTGTTGCAAAAGCAGAAAGGCTTTGATCAATCCATGATGGTGCTGGTAGTGAAGAAATTATAATTGAAAAGCCCTGCGTTGTAGGGTTAGTAATATTTTCTGCCCTAAGATCAAATGAGTACGTTCCAGCAGTAGTTGGTGTGCCACTTACATAAAAGTATTCGCCGCTTGCATTTCCAGAAAGCCCTGGTGGCAAAGATCCAGAGCTTATTGTTATTGGTCCATATGCAGTGTCATGCCCAGTTGCCCTAGCATAGTCTTGTGTATAGGTTGTATTAACTTGACCAGAATTAAAACTTCCAGACCAAGTTGGTGCTGGTACTGGTGGAGCTCCAGACTCTGTAGTTGCAGATGCAGATGATGACCAGGGTCCAGTAGAATCTGACACAACGCTTCTAATCGTATTGTCATAGGCTGCTACTCTAAAATTATAGGCGACCCCAGCCTCAAGTCCTGTTACTGATACTCCCGTTAAAGGATATCCGCTTGTGCTGGTAAAGGTTGTCCATGCAGCGTCTACCGCTTTTTTATACTGAATAGTATATCCATCTGCTGATGTCGCTACCCCCGATGCTGCCACTTGTGAAAATGTAACATTAACACTGTTTTGTCCAGTTGTAGACGCAGCAATTTGTGATGGTGCATTTGGTAGACCATAATAGTCAAGCGACAGGTATTGCTGAGAATTTGCAGATTCAACTGAGTTTGCATAAACACTATCGCCTGGACTAGTGCCAGGAGCCGTTCTAGTACTCATAACTCCAGAAGTGCTAGTGGCAAGTGCTCCAGCATAGTATTCTGTTGTGCTTCCAAGAACTGCATCTGCACTACCTGCAAAATATGCGTATCCGCTACCTAAGCTTGCTGAGCCAGAGAAGGTATTATAGGCATTTGAGGATGCCTTGTCTGTTCCACCTGGGGTTCGCCCCATGATTACTTTGATAGTTCTTGAGCCAGAAGGGGCATCGGCATCTGCTGCTCTAGCGTATACAACTATTCGTGTAACTACGTATAGCTGTCTACTCTCTTGAGGGTTAGTGTTTCCGCCCCAGTCATCTGGAGTAAAGCTTGAAACAAGGTATCCATTGAAATCTGTTACTCGAGGTTCCCAAGAAGTGCTTGTCGTTCCATAAGTCTTAGTAGCCATTATCTACCTACCAGAACCAGAGGTCTCCAGAGGAGGCTCCTGAAGGTGTCGCAGATTGTACATAAATCTTTGGCTGCTCACTCTTTGTATAGTAAAGATCATTATGAGTGTGCGAAGCAAGTGCCCTATCGTCAAGCTGTGATTGAATGTTACCAACTACACCGTCTAAAGCATTCAGCTCTGTGGTAGAGATTAGTGCTGATGATGAAAACTTGCCAGCACTGTCCACAATTGCTACTGTATCTACAGAGACTGAGGAATTTATTCTGGAATCAATCTGAGGCTGTGTATAGTATCTTGAGTCATGCAAGTGGCCATCTTTAGAGGCTAAGCTCCATCCAGACCATGTAGATGTACCTGCTGTGGTAGATCTAAAATAAAAGTTATTTGTTGCACCAGATGTATGATATGTTTGGAATGCAGTTGAGTTAGCAAAAAATACATTTAGAATTCCAGCAGTTGTAGATGGATAGCCCAATACAACTGTAGGTGCAGATATAGAAGCGTAGACACCAGTGCTTGTGACATCATTTAGATTTTGAGACCCCAGCAGCTGTGTAATTGCCGAGACACCTGCCTGAACATTTTCCAATGCTGAAAGGGTATCTCTAATATACCCAGCCATAGAGCTATTGAGAATTTCTTCTTCAGATGCAGGAACAGTAGTAGTTCCATAGTGATAAAGATTAAATGCTTGGCGTATGTCTGCTGACTCTGAATAGGCTGGCACCTGTGTTGGATAAAATGCACCAATTGACTCTGGCATATTACACCGCCCCTAGATTAAGATCAATGAGCTGAGCCCAATCTTCTGTTCCTGGACCTGTCTTCTGGTACATTACCCTATAATCATCTTCGACTGGAGATGTTACGATTACAATGTCAAATAGAATTACACCGTCTGGCTTTGTTGTTGTCGCCAATCTTGGATCTGCAGAGATACCAAAAATTCTAGTGCCTCGTGTTCCCTGTGGCCCATAGTTGATATCAACATTCTTTGTGGTTACCCCACCAACAACAACAACATCGATAGCTGATACATCAATATTTGGCATTATGGTGCCTCGCTTACCTGCTCTGTCACAGATATAGTGCCAGTGAGGAGAGTGTGTACTAGTGGGTAGTCTGTAGCATCTAGGTCATTAATCTCTACGTCATATACGTATGATGTTGCCTCAGCAAGAACAGCTGAGTCTGATGGAGTAATTGCACAGCGAATGTGGTCTGACTGGACAGAGCTATATGCTACAACTCTATTTGCTACTCCGTCTGCTCCACGTGAAGTAGAGATAGTAAAAATTGATTCATACGGTGTCAGGTCAAATACGTTGCCTGCAGAATCTTTGGGGTATACGTTAAACTCAAAGGTGTCCCCTTTGTAGTACGAAAAGTTATAAGTTCCTGGAAATGCCATACTAGTATTATAGCACGTTAACTTACAGAAATAGTTATGCTTTTAGGAATAAAGATACAGTTGTTGTCTGAACGAACCAATGGCAAAATACCGTCTGCCCTGTCGGCTTCATTGTCTATTGTCAGATGCTGTGTGACTGAAAAGTTGTAGTCATACTCATACTTTAGCAAAGCTACGAATGATGTATATTCTTTTTTAGATGCTGGAAACTGACTTTGAATCCAGATCTCGGTATTTGATGAAAGTGTAGATATATCAAAATTATAAGTTATTGAAACTTGTGATCCTATTTCTAGGTGCTTAGTATTAATTCTTTTTGCAGAAGTGTTATACAAAGATACGGAGTTTCTTGGCAAAAACTTTTCTACTGTGTCTTTACCATTGCCATCTACAGAAAAAGATACCCAGCCGTCTACTCCACGATTAGACCCTAGGGCTAGCTGTTTAAGATCTTTGTGCGAGTATCTTGCCCATCCAGAATCTTGTCCGTAAACAGGCATGTAGCTAATGCCATCTTTACCAGCTGGACCAGGCTCACCCTTTGGACCTTTTTTGCCTTCTTTTCCTTCGGCACCTGCTGGACCAATGTCTCCTCTTGGGCCCTGTGGGCCTGCTGGACCTGGTACGGCTATATACTGTGGACCATCTGTGGGAATTGCTCCCTTAGATGGTGTTGCCTCTTTTTCATAAGGAGATTTTTTTCTTACAATTGGAAACTCTACATCACTTGCCATATATCTATTATCTCAGATTATTGAGATTTCAGGTACGTTCCGCTAATATGAAAGTTATCTTCTGCTGTTAGTGAGACTGGTGTGGTAGGAGTAAACGCCTCGTCCTGTCCGTTACTAGCGGTGTAGTAAAGATTAAGCTGGCTAGACCCTGCATTTACATTTCCAGAAATACCATAGCTCTTACCACTAGACTGGTCATAAATGTGTCCGTCTCTAAAGTAGTACTCATCTCTTGCATTGAACGGCAAAGTTACGTAATACTGTCCCGTTCCGAAGTTTGTGATGTTGTCGAAATCTACATTAACTGTAAAGTGTACAAGGTCTCCAATAACAATCGCTTCTCCTGCAAATAGAGGATCTCCGTTAAATGTTGGCTGAGCTCCATCTGTTCCCCCACCTACAATATACGAAGTGATTTCTGAAACACCAGACTCTCCCTGGATTCCTTGCTCTCCTTGTGGACCCTGCTCGCCCTGTAGACCCATTGGTCCCGTTAGTCCAGTTTCACCCTGGATGCCTTGTAAGCCTCTTGGGCCTGTAGCTCCAGGTGCTCCTGGAAATGGTACGATATTAACTGTTGGCATTATAAACTACCTCCTGTAACGTCTCCAAGTACTGAGATAGTGCCTATGACTGGAGTCCAGACGGTATCATTATCAATTGTAACTTGTAGATCAAAAGCCAATTCCGCTACGGTTTTCTTATATCCGTCTCCCCATAGCGATGTAATGTCTGCTGGTGCTACGACGTCTACGTAGCCTTCACCTGCAGTAATTTCAAGTTCATCTGTGATACCGTTTTTGTAGTCATATGCTGATGCTGCAAAATCCCATGTGGAGGTATCGTAAGCGGTTGCCTCGTCGTCTTCAAAAAATTGGATTCTAATGACTGCCGTGTCGCCTCTTACGACGTTCCACTTAATGTTGGCAGGATTAGCTCCAAAAACTTCTGGTCCGCATGCTGATGTCATAGATATATTATAACATCAATAAAATAAATAAAGTCTCAGGAATAAAAAACTGGTACCTAGAAAGTGGGTATGAGAGACATTCTAAGTACCAGTTTAGTATATTATACCATAAAGTAACAAAAGGATAACAGGGTATCAAGATATAAGAACTTTTCTTTAAATAACTACTATATAACATATTGTTATAGAACTGTTATTAAAAAAAGACTTGACAACTTACTTTTTCTGCTACTATATAAAAGGGTTGATTGTTATATATATATTAATTCAAATCATCTCTAAGTAGAGTTTAGTGAATTTACTTATATTTACTTATATATTATATATATTATATTAAGAGTTTCTATTAGACAAGTATTCAATCATTTTATCGTACAGATCATCTATTTTTCTTTCTAGCTTTTCCATTTTTAAGTAATTATCTTTTCTAATTGCGTCTGCTGCATCTTGTCTTTGTTCTAGACGGTTAACCTGATCTTTTATACTACCTCCGCCGTTTGGCTTAAGCTCATGCTTAATTTCCTCTAGATAATGCTTAACCATCCATCTGATTGCGACCCCCAGCATTGTAAGAATTGATCCAATACCTACGAGTATTCCTATTGATAAATTCAGCTGGTCTAGTGGGGTCATAACCATACAATTATAAATACTTTTTATGACAATGCGGCTTAAACACTGGGCTGTAAGTTCGGGGTGTAAGTTCGGTTTTAAAGTTCGGTTTTAAGTCGTGGCGAGAAATACTCCAACCAAAGTACACGACATATAACGTCTAAATATATAACAAAGTTATAACAAGACAACATCCGTGATGTATGGTAGAATAGATGAATGGGAGATGACGTAAGCGTATTTGATTTATTTAATCCAAATGCACCCAGGTCCTCTGAGGAATTAAAAGAAGCTAGAATGGCTGTATGCCGCACTTGCGAATTCTTCCTTAAAGGATCTAAAAGGTGTAAGCTTTGCGGATGCTTCATGAATAAAAAGACAACACTAGAATTAGCAAAATGTCCTATGGGATACTGGAAGGAATAGTATGAGAAGAGAAGACGCTGTAAATCTAATGACAAAGCATGTATTGGATATGAACAGAGGCCTGGGAGAACAGCAGGGTATCCCAGAGCAGCAAATTGTAAATACGCTTGAGCAGATGAAGCCAGAACTAGACAGGGTAAATGAACAGTTGTTCGATGTCCTGTACGAGGCTGGTATTATTAACCTACACGGTTAAATCTTAAAGAACTCGTATTCGGTAAGCCAAATAGGAATGGTATATCTTTCCTCGTAGATCTCCTCTACGGAGTGTACAAATTCTAATGGCTTAGAAGGAAATGTAACTAGATCTCCCTGTACTGGACTATACTTATAATCGAGATCAGGGAAGTTTAGTTCGCCTCCAGAAGACATTGTATTAAGGTATAGTATGCCACTGTACTTGAATTGCATGTTTTTACCACCATCAGTGTCAACATGAGAGTCAATGCGTGCTCCTGGATATTGCTTTGCTAGGAAGAAGTTATTTACCATAATCTTTCTTCTATTGCCGAATACTTCTTGTATTTGCTTTTCCATCTTAGGGAATATGTCATTACGGAGCATAGGTTCTATCTCTGAGATCAAGGAGAAATCTGTTTGTGAGTCTCTATGGAATGAGTCTTTTCCAAATGATAAGAACTTTCTCCGATCTCCGTAGATCTCACTACCCTTCATAATTTCTAGCTTGCTGTTAATATAGCTAATCAGATACTCTGACTCTTCTTTTGAGATAAAGTCCTTTAATATATGGATTTGATCAATGCTCATAGTTAATTTTACCATACCCTAGCGATACTGTATAATATAACCATGTATAAAGAAGATATTATAGACATTATGTCAGAAGCGATTGCTAAGTCCAATGAGGATCTAATGCGATACCAAGGAATGAACGATAAAGAGATATCAGAACAGCTAAATTGGAATAGACCTGCCTTGGATTATGCTAATGAGATGGTTTTAGATGCTCTTATAGCTAATGGTGTTGTTTCTAAGGATACCGTCGAGTAATTATTACCCAATAAGTACTGATATCAGAGCAAATACCGTACATATTACGGCTGTTCCTAGTACAATCTTAATCTCATCTGTCATATATCTAGTATACCCCACTTATTCTATACCTGGAAAATCTGAAAAAATCTATTTTTGGCAAAATCTGAATATTTTTTAGTTATGTATGATACACATTTACGTGAAAAAAGCAAGAAAACTTAGTCCGCACACCGTGCCACCTTTTTGTCTGATAGCCCTGCCAGATCATTGTGGATTCCTACAAAAAACACACCTAAACTTTGTAGGTAAATGTACTTGACTTTTTGACATTTGTGTGTTAGAGTAATAGTATAAATAAAGATAGATAAAAAAAGATTTCATAGAAAGGATAAAAAATGATTTCAGTTTCAATTTCAATTCCAACAGGAGATTTCGCAATGTGCGAGATTTGCGACAACTACACACCTCAGGTGTTTGTAGTAGAAGAAAAAGAAAGCGGTTGTGAATACTGCTTCGAAGCCTATGGTGAAATAAACTAGGTTTTCTTCGGCGTGTCGCCTTGACAAACTAAACAATTCGTGATTGAATTAGAACATAGAAAGGATAAATAAATGTTCAAAATTACAGCAAGTCTCAACAACAAGGTTGAGGAGTTTCTAATGGTTACTCAAGAGCAGGTTGATTCTGCTACTCAAATTCTAGAGCATGAGGGATACACTGTCCTCATGGTTAGTGAGCGTGTCTGATGAACTACTCTGATTCACTAACTCGTTACCGCCAGTTGAACTGGCTTGATAAAGTAGAATTGCAAAAGGAATTGGATTTCTTTTTGGAAATTGCTGAGCGTAACAATTGGGAAATTGATGACGCCACTATCAAATACATGACAGACCTACAGGGAGCAATCCGCTCTCTCTAGGCGTGTCTTCTTGACAAAATGTCGGATCCCTGGTCGACCCATGTAACAAAATGATAACAAAATAGCAAAACACCCCTAAAAACACCCTAAAATGTCCTACCCCTATGTAATACTATAGATAGTTAAAAGAAAGGATAAAAAATGATTCAAACAAAGAAAGTAAACGGTAGGGACATTGCATTCAACTGCGAGTTCCACGGTATTGTTCCAGAGACAGTCAATGATGACTGCTTCTACTGCGAATCAGTAGGCGTGTCTGCTAAATAATGTCAGACCACTACACTATAATAAACTTATAAATAGAAAAGGATAAACAAATGAAGGTAACAGTCTACAAGAACGAAACACTAACAGACTACCACTATGACCCAGAGCACAAGGCAGAGGTCATTGGTTGGTATACCAAAGAGTATTGGGCAAAGAGCCTTGACTCTTTCAAGGTAGAAATGGCTGATGGAACTATCGTTGCACTAGGTGCATTGGGAGAGGTAAAGGTAGCATAATGGATACCCTACAGAGTTGGATCGTAATTGGTTGGATGATTGTTGGTGTGGCATGGGTAACTATTCAGGCATACCGCCTAGCCAAGTGGAAAGAGCAACACGAAAACTAACACTTGACAAACTGTCCCCCCTGGGGTCGACCGCCGAACAACTGTTCGAATATAACAAAATGATAACAACACTGCGTGTCATACCTAAAATGTCTGACCCCTGTGATAGGCTAAAGCCATAACAGATAAGGATAACAAATGATTTCAATACCAACCAATGATGTGAACACCCTAATGGGACGCAAGACCACCTGCTCAGGCTGTGGCTATGTTCAGGAAACTGTGACAAGCTACTACCACGACCGAAAGCTGTGGAAAGCAACACACACTTTGGCGTTCTGCCGTGAGCAGAAGGAATTGGCTATGGCACACAGCTAAAATGTCTGACCCCTGTGCTAAGATAAAATCATAATCGAAAGGATAAATAAATGAGTTACAACAGAGAAGCACACGAACTGCTAGAGTCTGCCTTCAAGGTTCTCAAGCACAAAAAAGGCTATGACCTTGCCTACGCCTACATGGTTGGCTTGCTTATGCCAAATGTGGCTATGCCAGATGCCGTCAGAATTGCCAAGACGATTTCAGAAATGGAGGGTGAGAATGACTGAATCACTTTGTGTCTACTGCATGAACTTGGTAAACGATTTTGTTTGCCCTCACTGCAACGAGTATGACGGGCTAATGCCTGTAAAAGATGCCAGGGCTTATCTTGGTGAAGATTTCCCAGAGGAGTTGAACGAGTATGTCTAAACTAACTACCGCAGAATTGGAACAACTAATTTTCAAAATAGACTTGATGTTGTCTGATAACCCTGCTAAGCTATTCACAACGAAAGAGGTAGACTAATGATAATTGGACAGCTAATCATAACAATTGCTTGCTCATTCTTTGCTGGTGTCCTAACTCAGGCTTGGTATCAGGAAGTCCAAGATGCTAAGGCTCTCAAAGAAAACAAGAGGCAGACTTTCATAGCCCCATTTTAGATTTTTGCTCTGGGACTCGGAAAAGATCCCAAACCAAGCGAGCAAATAACCATTCCCCTGACGGAAAGTTTCTTATCCTTTCATTCCGTTGGGGGAATATGGGCCGACCCCCCCGTTATCAAATTGTTACCATGTTAGTTAAGATAAGGCTTGACAATCCCCAAAATGTGTGATAGGTTATAGCTATAACGAAAGGATTTTCTATGGAAGACATGGCTGTTGATTTTGGTTGGGCTTTGGACGAAGATGATTTCTTTGAGGAGGAGATTCTTTCTCCAGAGGAGCAGGCTGCCTCTGACCGTGCCCAGGCTAGACTTCGTCAGGAGGAGGCTATTGGCGAGATGTATGCCAGCAGGTATGCATTTGACTAAAGGTCGTCTGCATGGTCGGCCCCCCTCCCCACTAGGAGGCAGTTTAAGAAGGTAGTTAAGAACCTCGTAAATTCATTCATAAAATGTCTGACCCCCGTGCTATAGTGTAACTATGAAGAAGAAGGATAAGAAACTAGGACTAGCAAATGAGGCTAGGCGTAAGGCAGAATCTCAAGCTCTATTCTATGAGATGATGAAATCACCACACTTGGTAACTACCCCTAAAAAATTCAAGGGTTCACGCAAAGACAACATAAATAAGGCTATCAAAGAAAGTTGGGACTAATGTCTGAGTATAGAGATGTTCTTATTGAGTGGAAAGATGAGCCAGAGGAGCAGTATCTCACTACCGTCGCTATAGCAGCTAATTGGGTTGAAGGTGAAGATGATGATGGCGTGTTCTTTTACTTCTCCAATGAGCAAGAGTTTGAGCAAGCTAAATTAGATAATGATGAATTTGAGTTTAGGATAGTAGGATGAACTATAATTACCCCTGCCAATGTAAATGTGGATGTGAGCAAGGCTACGATTATCAGTATTCAAGTATTTGTACAGAATGTCAGAATGGAGAAAAGCATGGATGAGCAAGCAGTAGAGATTAGAGAAAACCTAGCGGAATACTTCAAAGATCCAGAATCTTACACGCTGTTTGATTTTGAAGAGATCTTCCAGGACCG